ATGACGCGCAGAAATTGGAAGCGCATCCGCGCCCGCTCACTCATTCACGCGATGGAGCTGTGCCTCGAGCACGCACGCGCCAAGCACAACCTGAGCATTGACCGGGTGTGCGACCTGATGGGCGAGCACTCCACCAGCACCGTCTACAAGTGGCTGGCCACCGGCCGCTTGCCGGCGGTGCGTATCCGCCCGTTTGAGCATGCCTGCGGCGCCACGTACGTCTCCGAATACCTCGCCGCGTCCGCGCATCTGCTCGCCATCCGCATGCCGACAGGCCGCCCCGCCGACGAGACGGACGTCATGGAGCTGCAGGCCGGGTTCAGCGACGCCCTGGCCCTGCTGATCCACTTCTACAAAGGCGAAGCCGACGCCGCCAGCACGCTCGCCGCGCTCGACACCACGCTCGCCGCCGTCGCCTGGCATCGCGCCAATGTCGAACGCACCGGCGCGCCCGAGCTGTCCCTGTTTGAAGGGGGCGACGACGAATGAACTCCGTGCGCGAGTGGTACTCCGCCCAGGATCTGGCCGGCCTGCCCGGCATGCCTGGAACAGACCGTGGTGTTCGTGTTGCCGCTGAGCGCGAGGGCTGGAAAGCCCGGAAACGCCAGGCAGGCAAAGGCATGGAATACGCCGTCTCCGCGCTGCCCGCCGATACCCGCCGCGCCCTGCAGTCGCAGCAGCTCGACCTCGCGCTCACCAGTGTCTCCACCGCTACGGTCACTCCTCCGACCCCCGCGGTTTTGTCGGGGGCGGTTGTCGTCCATGCTGCCCCCGATCTTTCTGACCTCACCGACCGCCAGCGCCTCGAGCGCGATGCCCGCGCCGGTGTGCTCACCGCCATCCACAAACTGCAGGCCGGCTCCGGGTGCAGCCAAGAGGCCGCGCTCACCACGCTGCTCATCAACGCCCGCGCCGGCCAGCTCGACGCCCATGTCGACCGCCTGCTACGCCTGGCGCGCGATCCGCGCGGCCGCGCCGGCGACGGCTACCCCTCGGTGCGCACGCTCAAGCGCTGGCTATCGGCCACCGACCTGGCCCCCAAAGGGCCCCGCACATCCATGAAGGTGCCGACCTGGGCCAAAGCCTTCCTGGCGCACTACCAAAAGCCAGAAAAACCCACCGTCCAGCAAGCGTACGACGCCTTCCTCGCCACCTTGCCGCGTGGTCAGCACCCCAGCATCCACCAGGTGCGCCGCTTCCTCGACAAGCTCGGCGCCGTCACCAAGGAGCGCGGCCGCATGGGCGATCGCGAACTGAAAAACATCCGCCCCTTCGTCCGCCGCGACTTCTCCCTGCTGGTGCCAAATGACGTCTGGTCCGCCGACGGCCACACCTTCGACGCCGAGGTTCAGCACCCCATGCACGGGCGCCCCTTCCGCCCAGAGATCACCACCTTTGTCGATATCGCCACCCGCCGCGCCGTGGGCTGGTCGGTTGATCTGGCCGAATCCTCCATGGCCGTGGCCGACGCCCTGCGCAGCGGCGTTGAGCGCTACGGCATCCCGGCGCTGATCTACGTCGACAACGGCTCGGGCTACAAAAACGCCTTCATGAACGACGCCGCCACCGGCTTGGTCGGCCGCATCGGCGCCACGCTCACCCACTCGCTGCCCTACAACTCACAGGCCCGCGGCGTTATCGAGCGCCTGCACCAAACGCTGTGGGTCAGCGGCGCCAAGCAACTTCCCGGCTTCATCGGCGCCGCCATGGACCGCGAAGCCCGGCTGGAGCAATTCAAGCTCTCGCGCCGCGCCCTCAAGCAAGGCGGCGTCATGCCCCTCATGCCATGGCACCTGTTCGTGCAGTGGTGCGAAACGCGCATTGACGAATACAACGCCCGCGTCCATCGCAGCCTCAAAGGGCTATCGCCCGCGCTCGCCTGGGCCAACTTCGAAGCCAAGGACTGGGTGCCACACACCATGGCGCCGGCCGAGCTCGACACCCTGTTCCGCCCTCGCGTCACCCGCACGCTGGCCCGCGCCGAGATCCGCCTGTTCAACAACATCTACTTCGCCCGCGAACTCGAAGAGTTTCACGGCACCGAGGTGCATGTGGCCTTCGACATTCACAACGCCGACCAGGTGTGGGTCTATCTACCCGACGGCCGCCTCATCTGCCGCGCCCAGGTTAGCGGCAACACCAAACACTACTTCCCCACACCGGTCATCGAGCAGGCCCGCCAGAAGCGCGCCAAAGGCCGCCTGGCGCGGGTCGACGTCAAGCGCGAGGAGATCCTCGCCGAACTGCACGGCGCCGAAGCATTGCCCGCTCTCGAAGCCGCCCCGGTGGTCATCGGTGGGCGCGTCATCCAGCGCGAAGCCGCCCTGGCCAAGCGCACCGCCGACGTTGCCGACGCCGAACCCATCGCGCTGAGCCAGCCCGCCGCCAAACCGGCCCCCGCGCTATCGCGCTCCGAGCGCAGCGCCGCCGACAACTACGCCGAGTGGCTCGCCCTCGACGAACGCATCAACCGCGACGAACCCGTCAGCGAGGCCGACGCCCGCTGGCACGCCAGCTACCCCACCAGCGCCCAGTTCAAGGCGCACAGCAAGAAGCTCGCCGCCCGCAGCAACGCGGCATAACCCATCCACTCACCGACCCGAGGAACCCCATGACCCAAACCGCACAGATCCAAAACCTTGAAATGGCCCGCACCGCCGCCGAGCGTCTCACCGGCCGCGTGGCAGGCCTGCCCGGCATGGCTGCGCTCTACGGCCCGGCCGGCTACGGCAAAACCACCGCCGCGCTGGCCGTCTCAAACGAAAACCGCAGCTACTTCGTGCAGATGCGCAGCGCCTGGACGCGCAAGGTGCTGCTCGAAAAGATCCTGCACGAAATGGGCCTCAAGCCCGCCGGCACCATCGGCGCGCTGCTCGACCAGGTATGCAGCCAGCTCGCCGCCAGCGGCCGCATGTTGATCATCGACGAGTTCGACTACTGCACCCGCAACGACTCCATGATCGAGCTGGTGCGCGACATCTACGAAGGCAGCCAGTCAACGCTGCTGCTGCTCGGCGAAGAGATGCTGCCGCAAAAGCTCAAGCGCTGGGAGCGCTTCCACAGCCGCGTGCTGTCGTGGATTCCCGCACAGCCCGTCAGCACCGCCGACGCCGAGCTGCTCGCCCCCATCTACTGCCCCGGCATTCATGTCGCCAGCGACATGCTCGAGCACCTGGTGCGCCTGTCCAACGGCTCGGTGCGCCGCGTCTCGGTCAACCTCGCCGCCATCGCCGAAGCCGCCGCCATCGAAGGCTGGCTCGCCATCGATCGCAGCACCTGGGGCAACCGCCCGCTCTACACCGGCGAAGCGCCGCGCAGGGGGGTGTGATGGCCGCAATGCGACGAATCCTTCGCGCCAAGCGCGTCATGCGCCGCGCCGCCGAGATGCTGGAGAGCGAGGCGCAAACCTTGTTTATGTGCCACTCCTTTGCAGGTGAGTGGGCGGGGGCCGGATCGGACGAGGCAAAGGCCGAGCACGACGAGATGCTGCAGATCGCCGCCGATCTTCGAGACCTGTCAGCGGAGGCCAGCCATGCCCCGTAAGCCCGTCACCCTCTCCATGGTCGGCGGCAAGGGGCCGCGCCAGCGCATCTGGGAGTCCATCCGCAGGCTGTCCGCCGCAGCCGATGCCGGCGACTTCACCGAGCGCGAGATCTGGGGCGCTGCCGAAGGGCGCGACCAGCTCGAAATGACCGCCATCGTCGACTACCGCCGCTGTCTGATCGCCGCCGGCGTGCTGGTGCAAACCAGCCAGCCCGTCAAACAAAGCCCCGGCCGCTACCGTCTGGCGCGTGACGAAGGGCTGGAGGCCCCGCGCCTGCGCCGCAATGGCGAGCGCGTCACCCAAGGCCTGGCGCAAGAGCAGATGTGGCGCACCTTGCGCATGCTCAGCGGCGACACCAACGCCCGCGAGCTGGCCGCCCACGCCAGCACGCCCGCCATCCCCGTGGCCGAGAGCGCCGCCGGCGCCTACCTGCGCATGCTCGACCTGGCCGGCTACCTCGACATCACCGCCGAATGCGTGCGCGACCCGCAGCGCCGCAGCCAGCAAGCCCGCTACCGCCTGCGCGCCGATCGCAACACCGGCCCGCGCCCACCCATGGTCTGCCGCGTCGGCGCCGTGTTCGACCCCAACGAAAACGCCGTGGTCTGGCAACAGCAAACGGTTACCGAAGAGGACTGCATCTATGGCAACTAACGCCACCCCCGACTGGCGCGCCCTGTTCGACGCCGCCGTAGAAAAGGACGGCGCGGTGCGTGTCGCCGCGCGCCTTGGCTACAACAACCACACCCTGGTCTCGCGCATTGCCAATGGCCATGTGCCGGGCAGCGGCAAGTTTCAGCAGCGCGTCATCGACCGCTACTTCGTCGTCGCCGAATGCCCGGCCACTGAGCGCGAGCAACCGCGCAGCGAATGCCGCCGGCTGTCGCGCGGCGCCGCGCCAACCCACAACCCCCTGTCCATGCGCATCTGGAAAACCTGCCAGCGCTGCCCCCACAAACCGGAGGTCGAATAATGAACCGCGAACGCCTCGCCACCCAGATCACCGAGCGCATCCTGCTGCCCATCGTGCTCGCCTTCGCCGCCGGCGTCATCGTCAGCAACACCATGCACGAGCGCCGCGACGCCCAGATTGCCGCCGAGCAACTGCGCGCCACCGCCCACACCGAGTGCCTGCGCATGGCCGCCGCCGGCGAACTGCCCGAGGCCGCCCGGCCATGACCACCGCCGAGCGCATCCTCGCCGCCATCGCCGGCGCCAGCAGCCGACAGCCGCGCAACGCCGCCGAGGTGCGCTCAGGCCTGGGCGACGTGCCGGCCGCGCAGTTCGATAGCGCGATCGCCCAGCTCACCGCCCAGCGCCGGCTCTACAGCTGCTCGGTCACCCGCAGCGGCACCACCGCGCTGCTGATCTGGCCCACCGACACCGTCGTGCCCTCTGGCAGCTGGGTCAGCGACAGCCATTCCGGCCTGTTCGCCCCGCGGACCCCGCGCCGCTTCCCGCAGGCCCCGCAGCCCCACGCCATGGTGCCGTCGCCGATCACCCCGAAACCCGCCTCCAAAGGAGCTTCCATGAACACCACCACATTTCAGACGCGGATGGACGCCATCCGCAAACACGTCGCCGGCCGCGGCGGAGACAACCCGATCAAGCTCACCGAGATTGCCGCCGCGCTCGGCATCGCGTCATCCGCCGCCACGCCCATGCTCACCCACGCGTTAGATCGCCTGGTTGACGCCGGGGTGGTCTGCCGCGCCAAGCGCAAGCCGGCCAGCGGGGGGCGGGCTGGATGGCTGGTATGGGACGCCACCGCCAAGCCTGCCCCCGTACGCGCCGACATCGCACCACAGGCCAAAACACAAGCCACAGCGCCCGCCACCGGCGACATTGCCCTGGGCGATGACGTCCGCCTGTGCCTGTGGGACGACGCCACCCTGGTCATCGAGTCCGGCGGCCACCGCATCACCGTGCCCGCCGTCACCACCCGAAAAATCACCCGCTTCCTGGTTGCCCTTGAAGGAGTCGCACAATGAGCCTCAACGCCCAGCCCAACGCCGAACGCGCCAAGTTTCAGGCCATGGCCGCCACCCTGCACGCGCGCGCCGCCACCCTGCGTGCCGACGGACACGATGCCGACGCCGCCCTGATCGAAGACGCCGCCGTCATGATCGACTGCGCTCAGGCCGGCCTGTCCGTGTTCGCCCCGCACCCGCTCACCGGCCTGCGCCTCGCCGCCGAGGTCATCGCCCAATGAGCGGCCTGCCCCTCGTCTCATGCCCGGCGTGTAACGCCCAGATGAGCCTCGACGCGCTACTCGGCCACCAGGGCGCGCGCGACGCCATCCTCGCGCTCGCCTACCTTCACCCCGGCGAAAAGCTCGTCGGCGCCGCCGTCCGTTACCTCGCCCTGTTCGCCCCGGCCAAGCAAACCATGCGCTTCGACCGCATCGCCAGCCTGCTCAACGAACTTGGCGAGGCCGTGCGCGCCGGCCGCATCGAGCACAAGGGCATCAGCGCCGCCGCCCCGGTCGACTACTGGATCAACGCCATGGAAGACATGCTCGCCAACCGCGATCGCCTGCGCCTGCCGCTCACCAGCCACGGCTACCTCAAGAGCATCGTCGCCGGCATGACCGACCGCGCCAGTGCCAAGGCCGAAGGCCGCGCCGAAGCTGCCCGCGCCGGGCACACCGCCAAAGGCCTGCCCCCGCCGCAGCCGCCAAGCGCCGCGCCCCGCGTGTCGCAACCCAAGTCCGAAATGCCCGAGGACATCAAAGCCTTCATGGCCAGTTTCCGCAAACCAAAACCCACACAGGAGAAATCCCAATGAGCACCCCCGGCATCACCCTCGACGCCATCCGCGAAGCCGCCGCCGCACTGGCCGCCGCGCATGTCGTCACCACCGGCATCGCCGCGCAGATGCAGGACGAAATCCGCGCCGCCATCGCCCCCGTCATGGATCGCCGTCGCGTCGAGCTCGACACCGCCGCCGCCGCCGAAGCCGCCACCACGGCCCGCCTGCAAAAGATGATCGACGCCGCCCCGCACCTTTTCGTGCAGCCGCGCTCCGTGGCGATCGACGGCGTCAAGGCCGGCTACCGCAAGGGCGAAGACACCCTCGACTGGCCCAGCGACGAGATCCTCATCGAGCGCATCCACGCGCTGCTGCCCGACGACCTGGTCGCCCTGCTGATCCGCTCGCAAGAAAGCCTCGTACTCGACGCCATCCCCCAGCTCGACGCCGCCGTGATGCGCCAGCTCGGCATCAACCGCATCAGCGGCGCGGACCGCAGCTACATCACCGTGGGCGACAGCGACGTCGAGAAAACCGCCAAGGCCCTCATCGCCGACGCCATGCGCCGCCAGGGCGAAGACGACACGCCAAAGGCCAAGAAGGGCAAGGCCAAGGCCGCCAAAGCGGGGGTTGCAGCATGAATTTCACCTGGTTCAGAAACCTCCAGCTCTACCGCCTGCCCGAGCCGTGGTCCATCGCCTTGTGTGTCGACCAGCTCGACGCGCAGCTCGCCCGCCGCCGCTTCATGCCTTGCGGATCGCAAGACCCCGAGGCCCGCGGCTGGACGCCGCCCGTCGGCGGCACCGACGCCCTGGTGCACAACGTCGGCGGCCAGTGGCTGATCGCCCTGTGTGTTGAGCGGCGGCTACTGCCCGCCACGGTGGTGCGCGACGAAGCCGAAGCGCGCGCCGCCATGATCGAACACGAGCAAGGCTTCAAGCCCGGCCGCCGGCTGATGAAAGAGCTGCGCGACGAAGTCACCCGCGAGCTCATGCCGCGCGCCTTCCAGAAGCGCCACAAGGTGTTCGCCTGGATTGACCCGAAAGACGGCTGGCTCGCCATCGACGCGCCCAGCCCGACCCGCGCCGAGGACGTGCTCGAAGCCCTGCGTCAGAGCCTCGACAGCTTCCCGGTCAAGCTGCTGCGCACCGAGCTCAGCCCGATCAGTGCCATGTCCGACTGGCTTGCCGGCGACGAGCCCGCCGGCTTCACCATCGACATGGACTGCGAGCTCAAGGCCACCACCGAAGATCGAGCGTCCGTGCGCTACCAGCACCACAGCCTCGACGGCGACGAGATCAAGAGCCACCTGGCGCAGGGCAAGCTGCCCGCCCGCCTGGCGCTCACCTGGAACGACCGCGTCTCCTTCGTGCTCACCGAGCGCGGCGAGATCAAACGCCTGCAGTTCCTCGACGTCGTGCAGGAAGCCGCCACCGACAGCAAAGACGCCGCCGAACTGGCCGACGCCCACTTTTCCCTGATGGCAGGCGAGCTCCGCCAACTCGTCCCTGCGCTCATCGAAGCCCTTGGCGGGGAGCTGAGCCAATGACCATCGCAATCCACCCCCTCGCGCTACTGGCCATCGCCGCCGGAGCTTTCTTTCTCGGCGTGATCGGCCGCTCGTTTTACCCGCCTGTCACCCGCGACACCATCCGCTTTACCACCACCCATGGAGAAAACCATGAACAAGGCTGAACTCATCACCCAGTTGCAAATCGCCCTCGACCACCGCCGCGAACAAACCGCTGGCAGCACCACCAAGAAGGAAGCTGAACAGGTGCTGACGGCCATTGCCGACGTGATCGAAGACGGGATCAGTGCCGGCGAAGCCATATTGCCGCGCATCGGCAAGTTCAAAGCCGTCGAGCGCCCGGCCCGCACCGGCCGCAACCCGCAAACCGGCGAGCCGGTGCAGATCGCCGCCAGCACGGCGGTCAAGTTCGTGCCCGCCAAGCAACTGAAGGACTTCCTCAACGCGTAACGCCTCCTGGCTCGATGGCCCCGCTACGGCGGGGTCATCCGGCCAGGGGGTGGCGCGGTGCCGCTCCTGTCATCACCACAAGCGAGGAACGCCATGAAATCGAAAGAACGCTACCAGTGCGGCATCTGCGAAGAGATGCACGACAACTACTACATCGCGGCCGACTGCTGCGACCGCGTCTCGTACTGGTACGAGTGCGCCGTCTGCCAAAAGACGCACCGACGCGAAGAGGCGGCCGACGAGTGCTGCGCTGAAGCCAAGGCGGCCATCGAGATCGACCCGCTCAGCCAGCCGGCCACGCCCGAAGAGCGGGCGGCCACCGGCCGGCTTTTCTGAAAGGGGGGGCGAATGAACTCAATCAACTACATCACCCTAGCGCTGTTCATCGCACTGGCTGTTTCGCGCACAGAAGAATGGCGCTTGTTTGGCCGAGAGTCACGCATATTCAGCGACGAGCTTGACCGGCGCTTGGCGGCCTGGGGCACGCTCATCATCCGCGTCGTGACGCTGGTCGCATGGCTCGCCCTGGGCGTCACCGCCGAAGCCTGGCTGGGCGGCCGCATTGTCTCGCCGGCCGAAATAGATCAGATGCTGACCATGCTGCTGACCTACGCGCTCATCGACGGCATGAACGGCAGAGAGTACCTGTTCGGCAAGGGTGGAGATCGGCCATGACCCTGACCAAAGAACAGAAGGCCTCCCTGGCCGAGAAACTGTCGATGCCCTATGGGCGTGCTGAGCTGATGTGCGATGGATACCGGGTGACGCTGTGTGTCGAGCGCGCCAAGGGGTTGTCCTACCGCGTCATGACCTACGTGAATGGCGAATGGCGGTGCACCTGGTTTTCGGCGAAAGAAGCCCACCCAGAGCAGCGGTTCATGCGCCCCGTGAGCCGCTACTTCTGGCCGGCAAAGTTCCGCCGCGACATGCTCAAGCTGCTCGGCAAGCGGCGGTACGCAGCAGAGGACTACGACCGGAAGCATCACAGCTACACCCCTGACTGGCCCAACGGCAAGGCCGCCATCAACCACCTGTGCAAGGTGTGCAAATCGATCGAGGTGCTGCCATGACCAAAAATGAGGCCTTCGAACGCAATGGCCGCATCCGCGCGATCAAGGCATGCCAGCGCGATCTGGACATGGACGATGACACCTATCGCGCCCTGCTGCGCCGCGTCAGCCTGTCGCGATTTGGCCGCGAAATCGAATCATGCACTCAAATGCCCATGACCGGCCTGTACGCCGTGCTCGACGAGTTGCGCCGCCTGGGTGCCCACAAGAAGCCAGCCGCAGGCCAGCACCCCGGAAAACCGCAAACAGGCCGTACAGGCACCGCCGACATGATCGCCAAAGTCGAGGCCCAGCTCGCCGACATGAAACTGCCCTGGGCCTACGCCAAAGCCGTGCTCAAGCGCGTATCGGCCGACAAGGCCACGGGCCGCGCCGGCGTCGATCGCTTTGAATGGGCCACGCCCACCCAGCTGCACAAGGTCATCGCCGCGCTGGCCTACGAACAGGGCAAGCGCGACCTGGCCGCCGCCGTGCGCGCCGAGTTGGCCGAGGCCGGCTTTGCCGAGGCGGACATCCCCCGCCTGCTGCCCACCTACAGCGGCGTGCACCTGGACAAGTGGGAGCGCAACAAGACGGTGATGAACCGCCTTCGCGCCGCCATCCGCGCCCGTGTGCTGGCCAAGGGCGAGTAACGTGAAGCCCGCCACCCCCGCCGACAACGAAGCGCTGCTGGCGCTGCTGCCCGCGCTGCTGGCCGATATCGCCCGGCTGATCGGTGTGCCCGGCGCGCTCAAGCTCATCGATCGGCACGGCGGCACCCGCCTGTATGTGCCCGAGCAGATCCCCCGTGGCCACGCCCTGGTCACGCTCCTTGGCCACGGCGAGGCGCTGCTGCTCGCAGAGCGCTACGGCGGCGACCGCATCGACATCCCCGTCGCCCACGGCTGGCGCCGCGCCATGCGCAACGCCGCCATCATGCACGAACGCCGCAGCGGCACCCCCCAGCCCGCCGTGGCCCGCCGCTACGGCATGACCGAGCGCGGCATCCGGATGATTGAAAGGCAATGCGAAGCGGGTGACGATGACGTGCAGTACGGGCTGTTTTAACGCGTTACAATCCTTGCGTCATTCAATGGAGGCAGTCATGAAAAAAATGGTTTTTGCGCTACTGGCCGCGCTCTCGCTCACTGTGGCCGCACAAGATCACAACTATGTAATGCGTGATGGCATGGAGTACGGCTACACCATGGCGCTGACAGACGAACAGCGCCAGGCGGGACAGATCGGAGAGCAGATCATCGCGTTCATGTACCTCGGGTCGAGGGAAGGAAAGCACCAGGTGCTCGCTCGCGACGGAAGCGTCGTTACCGTGATGGAATGCGAGGTGCCATGCCAGTTCGTCAAGGGCATGACGTTCGTTGATGAAGACTACCTGCGCGACACAATCAAGGTGGATCGATTCCAGGCTCAGCCAGGGACAATCATCGGCGCGGTAATGGATGACGTCGCAAACAATCAGCTCGCCGTCGCTGGCACACTCAGGAACGGCAAGAAACACACCATGTGGATGGATGCCAGGAAGGGGATGGTGTTCTATCCCGCAAAGAAGTAGCCGGCACCAATCCCCACCAACCCCGCCCCGAGCGGGGTTTTTTACGTCCGGGCGGAACCGCTTCCGCCTAACTGAGCCTCGCGCGCGCGCGGAAGATGGGCGCTGTCCATCGTACCGGAACCCGCCATGTCTCGCGCCATTGACCTCATCGTTATCCACTGTTCGGCCACGCCCAACGGGCGATGGACCAGCACGCTCGACATCGACCACTGGCACCGCCAGGCCGGCTTCCGTCGCGGCGACAGGGCGCGTTCGCTGCTTAACCCCGACCTGACCGCCATCGGCTACCACTGGGCCATCTACACCAACGGTGCCCGCGCCACCGGGCGCGGCCCGCTCGAGGACGGCGCTCACGCCACGCACCAGCGCGCCAACCATCGCGGCCTGGGCCTGTGCCTGATCGGCACCGACAAATTCACCCTGCCGCAGTGGTATGCCCTCAAGGATCAGGTGGAGTTTCTGTGCGGCAAATACGGCGTGCCACGCCAGTTCGCGCATGCCGGAAACGGTTACACCGGCGTGTGCGGCCATCGCGACCTGGGCGCTCCCAAAACCTGTCCCGGCTTTGCCGTGGCCGACTGGCTGCGCGGCGGCATGGTGCCGCTGGCCGGGCATATCTTCGAGGGGGCTTGAGCTATGGACCCCGTCACCATCGCCGCCGTCGGCAAGGGCCTGTTCTCGCTCGGTAGCGAGCTCCTCGACCGCGTGATACCGGACCCCGAGGCGCGCGACAAGGCCAAGCTGGAGCTGCTCAAGATGGAGCAGGACGGTCGCTTCGAAGAGATGCGCATCCGCCTGTCGGCCATCCTCGCCGAGGCCAACAGCGCCGACCCCTGGACCAGCCGCGCCCGCCCCAGCTTCCTGTACGTGATGTACGTGATGATCTTGATGGCCATCCCCATCGGCATCGCACATGTCATCAACCCGGCGGCCGTGCTCACCTTTACGGCCGGCGTGCAAGCCTGGCTTGCCGCCATCCCCGAAGAGCTGTGGTGGCTCTTTGGCGCCGGCTACCTCGGTTACTCCGGTGCCCGCGCGATCGAAAAGCGCAAGGGTGTAACGAAGTGAGCCGCCTGCAGCGCACGCACGGGCAGCCGCAGGGCCGCACCAAGGCCGCCCGCCGCCCCATTGGTGGGCAGCGCAGCCGCATGGCGGCAAGCGCGGGGCGCAATCCAATCTCGACCCATCGCCGGCCCAGTGGGGCGCCCGCTTTGCGGGGTAATAACGCCGGCAGCCAGCCATGTGTTTAGACGAGCTTCCTTCCGGTGCCATTCGGCCGGGCAACAGCGGCAGGGGCTGGCACCCAATCACCCAAGGAGATGTCCGGTGAGCGTCCATTTTGAAACCCTGACGCGAGTCTTCCGCTGCTACGCGCCCGGCGAATCCTTTGCCGCCGGCGCCGAGCCCATCGCCGTTGGCGTGGTCAATCGCCGTGACAGTGGCGAGGTGGAGGTCATGGCCACCATGGGCCAGCTCAACCGTGCCGACCTGCGCGACATCGTCGCCGGCCTGGGCGCCGAGGGCGTCACCCGCATCCTCATCAAGCGGCGCCGTGGCCACCGCGTGCCGCTTGGCCGCCTGGTCAGCAGTGGCGACCGTTTCGATATCTATGAAGTACTCCCCGCCGAGCTGGAGGCCCGCGCATGAGTTTTGAAGAAGCCAAGTTCTGGACGGTGGTGGGCTTCCAGGTGGTCAACGCCGTCGCCACCAGCGGCATGTGGCTGTACGTGCGCTATGGCGACCGCAACAAGGAGGTCGACCGCAAGTTCGCCATGCTCAGCGAAGAGTTCGACCGCCGCGCCGACGAGCACGACCGCCGCCTGTCGCGGGTGGAAGGCTCGCTGGAGCGCGCCCCCACGCATGAAGACCTCGGCGCCCTGCACGACAAGGTCAATCTCACCGCCCAGGGCGTGGCCAAGATTGGCGGCCAGCTCGACGCGATGAACGACAACCTGCGCCTGATCCTCAACCGCATCGCAGAAAAGGGCATGCCATGACCATCGCCGAACGCCAGGCCGAGCTCACCCGCCGCCGCGCCATCATCGCGCTGCTGTTCTTCGCCCCCGGCCAAACACTCACCGCCCGCGCCCTGCGCGACGAGCTCGAAGCCGTACACGGCCAGGTGGCCACCGTCGATAAGGTACGCGCCGACCTGCTGTGGCTGGCCGACGTGGGCCTGATCAGCCACGCCGCCGACACCGCCAGCATTACCGAGCGCGGCCGCGATGTGGTGATGGATCGCGCCGTGATGCCGGGGGAGGCGTGATGAACTGGGGCCATGCAATCGTGCTCGCAGTCGCGCTCGTTGCCGGCGCTGACCGGATCGGCGCGGCGATCCAGAACATGAATATCAAGCTCAACTGCAATATCACCGTGGAAGAGGCAGCGGACGCTGCGCCCACCGCGCCGGCCAGCGATGGCAAGGAGCGCATCTGATGGCCCACGGTGAAGAGACCCGCCGCGCCGTGCGCGCCGCCTTTGTGTTCGACCAGCTCGGCCTCGAGGTCGCTGCGGCCAAGGAGGGCGTGCCCGTGGCCACCGCCCGGCGTTGGAAGAGCGAAGCCAAGAAGGCCGGCGACGACTGGGACAAGGCGCGCGGCGCGCAGATGATCGCCGGCGGCGGGCTGGAGGAGGTGATGCGCCAGACCCTGGGCGTGATCGTGCGCCAGACGCAGGCCACCATGGACGCCATCGAAGCGGCCGACGACATGCCCGCCGCCGCCAAGGTGCAGGCGCTGGCCAGCCTGGCCGACAGCTACAACAAGCTGATGGCCGCCAGCCGCCGCCTCATGCCGCAAACCGACCAGCTCGGCGTGGCCATGGGCGTCATCAAGCTGCTGCTCGACTACGTGCGCAAGCACCACCCGCAACACGGCGCCGCCGTGGCCGCGGTGCTGGAGCCCTTCGGCGAGGAAGTGGTGCGCACCTATGGATAACGCCGCCGAACGCCGCCTGAGCATCACCCAGGCCGAAATCCTAGCCGCCATGGCCGACCTGGTCGAAGGCGCCACCGACACCGTGTGGCTCACCGACGGTGAAACCGTGTTCGAGCGCCTGGCCTATCTGTACGAGACCGCCGGCGGCGATCGCGCCGACCTGGTGGCCCGATTCCCTGAGTACTTTGAATAAGGACTTGCATCATGACTGACCCGAAAATCGAAAACGAGATCCAGGCCAAGGGCCTGACTGCACCGCGCATCACGCCGGCCGATATCGAGGCGAACATCGCCAGCGAGCACTACTTCACGGCCTACGGCGGTGCAAAGTATGGGTGTGTTATTCGCGACGAGCCTGCCAACAGCGAAGCCTTGAAGCTACTGACCTTCTGCGTCCTGGTGCTGTGCAACGGCTTCACCGTAACCGGCGAGTCCGCATGTGTCAGCCCGGAGAACTTCGACGCTGCGCTCGGGCGGAAGATCGCGCGCCAGAACGCCTTCGCGAAGATCTGGCCGTTGATGGGATACGCCTTGCGCGATCGCTTGGCGTCGCCGCTGTTCGCCATCGACACCGCATCCGCGGGCGTCTCGGTCGTCCAGGAATCCGAGGCCAAGCTTGCTGCCATCGTGCGTGAGTTCGTCGAGAAGCAGCGGGTGAGCTGCCCGGAGGCAACCTGCGATGACCGGGTGTATGAGGAGGCGCCCGGCCTGGTGGAGGCGCTGTGCAATGTGGTCGGCTACTACCGCTACCCGGACGATGAAGAAGTCTGAAATGGCTGCGGATCATAGAGCATCCACAAATGGCAAGTAACCGCAAAGCCTTCCTTGCCGACATCGCCAAACTCGCGGCGGACTTCCGTTCGCGCATCGAGGCGGAGGTGTCCGGCTTCGACCCGGACCCGGACGCCGTGGCCGAGCGCCGCCGCCGGGTGCTGGGTGCAGGCGGCTTCCGCTTCTTCGTGCAGACCTACTTTCCGCACTACGTCACCAAGGCGCCCAGCGTCCTGCACGAATACCTGTATGACCGCCTCGAGGCGATCGCGCGCAGCGCCAAGAGCGAGACGGACGCGCTGGCCGCGCCACGGGGCGAGGCGAAGTCGACCATCACCAGCCAGCTGTTCGTGCTGTGGTGCCTCATCGCCGAGATGAAGTGGTACCCCATGATCGGCATGGACGCCTTCGACCAGGCGGCCATCATGCTGGAGGCTATCAAAGCGGAGCTCGAAGCCAACCCGCGCCTGGTGATGGACTTCCCCGAGGCCTGCGGCCAGGGGCCGGTGTGGCAGGCCGGGGTGATCGTCACCCGCAACGGCCGCAAGGTCGAGGCTGTGGGCAGCGGCAAGCGCATCCGCGGCCGGCGCCACGGCCCGCACCGGCCCGACCTGTTCGTGGGCGATGACCTCGAGAACGACGAGAACGTGAAGACCCCCGATCAGCGCAACAAGCTGATGGGCTGGATCACCAAGGCGGTGCTCAAGCTCGGCGGCGCGGGCGAGAAGTTCGACGCCGTGATCGTGGGCACCATCCTGCACTACGACTCGGTGCTGGCGCGCCTACTCAAGAACCCGTTGTGGAAGAGCCGCAAGTTCAAGGCCCTCATCACCTGGCCCGACAACATGGCCCTGTGGGACCGCTGGGAGGAGCTCTACCGCAACGAGGGCGAAGAGCGCGCCGGCCGTTACTACGCCGAGCACGCGGCGGAAATGAACGCCGGCGCCGTGGTGAGCTGGCCCGCCGGCCGCCCGCTGCTGGCGCTAATGCAGATCCGCGCCCGCGACGGCCACGACGCCTTTGACAGCGAGCTGCAGAACGACCCGCTGTCGGGCGACGACGCGCCCTTTGCCAAGTGCATCCAGTTCTGGGTCAATCGGCTGCCCGACTGGCTCATGTACGGCGCCTGCGACCCCTCGCTGGGCAAGGAAGGCAAGAGCCGCGACCCCTCGGCGCTGCTCATCGGCGGCTTCAACCGCCAGACCGGCGTGCTCGACGTGGTCGAAGCGCTCATCAAAAAGCGCCTGCCCGATCGCATCATCGAAGACGTGATCAGCCTACAGATGGAATACCGCTGCCTGCTGTGGGGCGTGGAAACGGTGCAGTTTCAAGAGTTTCTGTACTCCGAGCTGGTCAAGCGCAGCGCGGCGCGCGGCGTGCCCGTGCCGGCGCGCGCCATCAAGACCAACTCCGACAAGCTGCTGCGTATCGAGACCCTGCAGCCGCACATGACCAACGGCCTGATCCGCCTGCACCCCAGCCAGAACACCCTGGTCGAGCAGCTGCGCCACTTCCCCAAGGCCGACCACGACGACGGCCCCGACGCGCTCGAAATGCTGTGGCAGGTGGCCACCAACGGGCTCATCGGCGCGCAGGGCTTTGTCTCGGTGCCGCGCAACGGCAAGGCGCCCGAGGGCTATTTCGATGACGACGACTTTGGCGGGTACCGCTCGCGCAGGATGTTTTGATGCTGATCGCCAAAGTCCCTGGCGGCTACCACGTCGAGACGGAAACGTCATTCATGGCCAACGGCCCGGCCAAATCGTGGCGCGATGCGCTCGGAGACATGTTGCGCCGTCTCGCCACACGCATTGACCGGCGCGACAGCGTTGCGATCCGTGTCACCACCTCGCCAGAGCTGCCGCGCGATGACGTTCTTCGCGCCGTCGAAAGCGGGCTCTCGGTAGCACACCTGCATGTCAAAGCATTAGTCAGAGAAGCCGCATGCGAGGCTGTACTGAAGCGTGCGCAGCCGGCGCTTTATCAGGAATAACCCATGACCACCATCCTCGACCAACACGGCAACCCGATTAACCGCGCCATCCTCTCCGAGCCGCAAACCGCCCGCGTGGCCGCGCTGCAGAACGAGATCCTGCAAAGCCACATGGACGGCATCACCCCGGCGCGCGCCGTGCGCATCCTGCGCGAGGCCGACCAGGGCGACATCATGGCGCAGCACCAGCTGTTCGACGACATGCTCGACCGCGACGCGCACATGCAGTGCGAGTTCGGCAAGCGCGCCGGCGCAGTGGTTGGGCTGGACTGGTCCATCGAACCGCCGGCCAACGCCAGCGCCCGCGAAAAGAAGCTCGCCGCCTGGGTCGAAGAGATCCTGCGCGACGTGGTCGATGACCTCGAAGACGTGATCATGGCCATGATGGATGGCGTCGGCCACGGCTTTGCGCCCATCGAGCTGGAGTGGCGGCGCCATGGCGCCGAGTGGTTGCCGGCCTTTCACCCGCGCCCGCAAACCTGGTTCCGTACCTCCACCGACCGCCGCGAGCTGCGCCTGCGCGACAACTCGCCCGACGGCGCGCTGCTCAACCCCATGGGCTGGATCATGCACCAGCCCGGCAAGGTCAAGACCGGCTACCTCTCCCGCGCCGGCATCCTGCGCGTGCTGATCTGGCCGTTCATCTACAAGGCCTACAGCATCGGCGACTTCGCCGAGTTTTTGGAGACCTGGGGCCTGCCGATCATCATCGGCAAATACGGCCAGGCCAGCAACAACGCCGAGAAAGCCAGCCTGCTGCGGGCCGTGACCGCGCTGGGGCACGACGCCCGCGCCATCATGCCCGAGCAGATGCAGATCGAGATCAGCAAGATCACCGGCACCGGCAGCGGCACGCCGCACCTGTCCATGTCCGCCTGGGCGGACTCGGCCGAATCAAAGGCCATCCTCGGGCAAGTGCTCTCCAGCGAAGCGCACGCCACCGGCATGGGCAGCGGCGTGGCCGACCTGCACCGCGAAGTGCGGCAAGACATCCTCGCCGCCGACGCCCGCCAGATTGCCGGCACGCTCACGCGCGATCTGGTGTATCCGCTCATCGCGCTCAGCCAGACCGGCGTCGACAGCCTGCGCCGCTGCCCGCGCTGGGTGTTTGACCTGGGCGAGTCCGAAGACGTGGCCGCCTACGCCGAAGCCCTGCCCAAGCTCGTGGGGGTGGGCATGAAGATCCCGGCGACCTGGGCGCACGAAAAGCTGCGCATCCCGCTGCCCGACGGCACTGAAGAGGTGTTGGCTACCGCCGCACCGTCCGCGCCGCCGAAGGTTGAGCCCGCGCCGACCGGACAGGCCACGCCCCCCGACGCCGTGCCTGCCGCGCTGCGCGCCACGCTGCCCGCACAAGAACCCAGCCCAGCCCGCTATGCCGACGCCGCCGCCGATCGCCTGGCGCAGGACGCCGCCGCCCCCCTGGGCGAATGGCTCACCGCCATCGCCGCCCTGGTAGCCGAGGCCGGCTCGCTCGAAGACGTGCGCGATCGCCTGCTCGACGCCTACGGCAGCCTGCCCGCCAGCGAGCTGCAGCGCGTCATGGCGGCTGGCATGGCCACCGCCGAACTGGCCGGCCGCTTCGACGTGAGTAACGGCGAATGAACGCCATTTGGTGCAACGTGCGGCGGTGCTGGATAGTCACCGACCCGGCCAACCCCGGTAGCATCCTCGCCGTTGGCGCGAGCAAAGAGGGGGCCGAGCTGGACGCCGAAGTGCGGGCCCGCAAAGAACGCACCTGGTGCGCCCTGACGGCCGTGGATAGCCGCCAAGACAAACCCGGCCCGCCCTCATGCCCCTAGCCCTCGACTTCGCCCAGCAGCCCTTCGCCGAGCAGCAAACCTTCTTTCGCCAGAAGCTGAACCTGCCCACCGAGAGCTGGCGCGACATCATGCACGGCGCGCACGACCGCGCCTTTGTGGTGGCCGGCGCGGCAAAGGCCGACCTGCTGGGCGATCTGCGCCAGGCGGTGGATGACGCGATCAGCAAAGGCACGGGCTTGGGCGCGTTCCGCAAGGACTTCGACAAGGTCGTGGCGCGCCATGGCTGGGACCACACCGGCGGGCGCGCCTGGCGCAGCCGGGTGATCTACCAGACCAACATGCTCAGCAGCTACTCGGCCGGGCGCCTGGTGCAGCTGCGCGACGCGGCCCGCAACGGCATGGTGTGGATGTACCGCCACAGCGACAGCGTGCTGCACCCGCGCCCGCTGCATGTGAGCTGGAACCGCATCACCCGCCCGGCCGATGATGTTTGGTGGCAAACCCACTACCCGCCCAACGGCTGGGGCTGCAAGTGCTACGTGACCGCCGTAAGCCCCGAGCGCGCCGGCCGCATGGACGCACGCACCGACACCCCGCCCGATGACGGCCTCGACCCCACCACCGGCGGCCCGGCCGGCATCGACGAAGGCTGGGCATACATGCCCGGCGCCGGCGTGGCCGACGACGTGGCGCGCATGGTGGCCGACAAGGCCCGCGCCCTGGCGCCGCGCGACGCACCACTGGCCCGCGCCCATGTGGCCGAGATGACCGGCGGCGAACCCTTCGAGCGCTGGCTGGCCGAGGGCCGTGACGGCCGCTGGCCGGTGGCCGTGCGTGGCAACGAAGTGGTGTGGCTCGACGCCGCCCAGCGCGGCAGTGTGAGCGCCGATGGATGGCGCGCAGTGCAGGCGCTGCTCGACGCGGGTAGCGATCGCCTGCGCCTGGCGACGGCCGACGGCGCGCTGACCATCGCCAATCTCGCGCCGGAGGCCTGAGCATGCCCGTCACTATCGAGATCAACGAAGGCCGCGTCTTCGACACCCTGGCCGAGCTGGCGCAAGCCCTGCGCGGCCCGCAGCCCTACCTGGTCGAAATCGGCGAAATGCTGGTCGACACCACCAAGCAGCGCTTTGCCGACAGCGCCGGCCCGGACGGCGTGCGCTGGGTGATGAACAGCCGCGCCACGATCGAAGCGCACCTTGGCCGCTACCGCAACACCACCCGTAAGGATGGCCGCATCAACGCCCGCGGCGCTGCCGTGGTGCAGGGCAAGCGCCCGCTCATTGGCATAGTCGGCGCGCTCTCGACACAGATCTACTACGACGTCGACGGCGACAGCCTGCGCGTGGGCAGCCCCATGGCCTACGCCGCCATGCAGCACTTCGGCGGCCGCAAGAGCGAGTTCGGCCACCTGTGGGGCGACATCCCGGCCCGTCCGTTTTTGGGTATCTCCGACAGCGACGAGCGCGAGATCGGCGATATCGTCAGCCGCTACCTGTCGCGCACTTTCGGTTGAGCGCGATACAGCCCCTGTAAGGCGTTACTCCACTGCGGCGCATCCGCTGGCATGGGCGGCATGCCAAAAATCAAAAGTAACGGGGTTGTAACGGGGTCTGTTTCGATTCCGCGCCCGTACGATGGGTGCCGGAATCGCTTGACGGCATCCCGCGACCCCGGTTAGCGTGAAAAAAGACCGCTCTCGGTCAGCCCCCGGAACCCCTTCCGCCTGTTTTACTCCTCGCCCCCGCCTGATCATGGCGGCATGGCGAAAGCACACAAACCCACCCCCCGCATTGCCGTTGCCGCGCTGTCCGTGGCCATGGGCAATGCCGCGCTCGCCGTCGGCGAGCTGCAGATCCTGCCCGCCGGCGAGTTCCGCTCATGGGACGGTCGCCCCGAAAAGGCCCCGGCCTGGCGCATTGACGCCGCCATTGCCGGCCGCGTGATCGCCGAGCTGCGCTCGCGCATCAACCCCATCGTGATCGACTACGAACACCAGACGCTGCTGGCCGAGAAGAACGGCCAGCCCGCGCCGGCCGCCGGCTGGATCGACCCCGCCGACGTCGAGTGGCGCGAGGGCGTGGGCCTGGTGGCCCGCCGGGTGCGCTGGACGCCGCGCGCCGCGCAGATGGTCGATGCCGACGAGTACCGCTACTTCTCGCCCGTGTTCGAGCACGCCGAGCTGTCGGGCGACGTCGTTGCCCTGCGCATGGGCGCGCTCACCAACAACCCCGGCCTCGACGGCATGGCCGCCGTGGCGCTGACCCGACTGTTTTCCGACTCACCCCACCCCCAGGAGACACCTGTGAACGAGACGCTCACCAAGCTGCTCGCGACGCTGGGCCTGGCTGCGGACGCGAACGAGGAGACGGCGCTGACTGCCGTCGCCGCGCTCAAGGCCAAGGCCGGCACTGCCGACGCGCTGACCACCGAAGTCGCCGCCCTCAAGGCGAAGACCCCGACCGCCCCCGACCCGGCCAAGTATGTGCCGGTCGAGGCCATGCACGCCCTGCAAACCGAAGTGGCCGCGCTCACCGCCGGCATTACCGCCGACAAGGTGGGCAAGGCCGTCGAGCAGGCGCTCGCCGCCGGCAAGCTGCTGCCCGCGCAAACCAACTGGGCGACCGAGCTGGGCAAGAAAGACCTCGCCGCACTCACCGCCTACATCGATAGCGCCCCCCAGGTGGCCGCCCTGCGCGGCACGCAAACCGGCGGCGCGGCACCTGAAGGCGGTGCCGGCGGCAGCCAGACCGACGCCGAGTTGGCGGTGTGCAAAGCCCTGGGCTTGAGCGCCGACGAGTTTTCCAAAGCGAAGGTGGGCTAAACCATGACTGCACTGACCAAAGCACGTAACACCCGCATGCGCTCGGGCGAGGTCTCGGGCCACCCGGTGAAGGCCGCGATCGTCTGCCACCAGGGCGGCCTCGCCGTGCTCGACGGCGGCTATGCCGGCCCGGGCCGCGCCGCGACCACGCTGGTGGCCATCGGCCGTTTCGAAGAGACGGTCGACAACAGCGCCGGCGCCGCCGGCGACAAGCAGGTGCGGGTGTCCGAGGGCACCTTCCATTTCGCCAACTCGAGCGCGGGCGACCTGATCGCCCAGGCCGACGCAGGCGCCGATTGCTACATCGTCGATGACCAGACGGTGGCCAAGACCAACGGCAGCAGCACCCGCTCGCGCGCCGGCAAGATCGAGGCCGTCGATGCCGACGGTGTATGGGTCCGCATGGGCCTGGGCGTTTAACAGGAGACAGCCCCGATGATTATCAACACTCAGAACCTCATCCTGCTCGCGCAGGGTTTCAACGCGGCCTTCATGCGCGGCATCGAGGCCGCGCCGCCCACCTATATGCAGGTGGCCATGGAAGTCAATTCCATGGGCTCGGCCGAAAACTACGGCTGGATGAAAGACCTGCCCGGCATGCGCGAGTGGGTCGGCAAGCGCGTCATCAACAACCTCGAGTCGGTCGATTACCAGATCGCCAACAAGCACTTCGAGCACACGATCGGTGTCAATAAAAACGACATCGCCGACGACCGGCTGGGCATCTACACCACCATGTTCGCCCAGCAGGGCGAGATCGCGGCAAGCCATCCGGACGGCCTGGTGTGGAACCTGCTGCCCAACGGCTTCGCCGCCAAGGGCTTTGACGGCCAGTACTTCTTCGACACCGACCACGTTACCCACAACCAGGCCGGCGCCGAGATCAGCTGGAGCAACACCGGCGGCGGCAGCGGCGCACCGTGGTTCCTGCTTGACCTCTCGCGCACCTTCACCCGTCCGGTTGTGTTCCAGAAGCGCGCCGGTGTCAAGTTCACCCCCATGAACAAAGACAACGACGAAAACGTGTTCATGGAGAACAAGTACCTGTTCGGCGCGGACGCCCGTTACAACGCCGGGTACGGTTTCCATCAGCTGGCCTATGGCTCGAAGCAGGCGCTGGACGCCACCACCTATGAGGCGGCCAAGGTTGCCCTCGCCAGTCAGCGCCGCCCGGACGGTCAGAAGATGGCTATCAAGGGCACGCACCTGGTGGTTGGCGCCAGCAACGAAGCCAAGGCCCGCACTCTGCTCAACACCCAGCAGATCGCAGGCGGTGGCGACAACATCTGGTTCAACACCGCGCAGCTGATCGTTTGCCCGTGGCTGGACTGATCTGACGAATAACCCGTGAGCGATGGGCGATGAAGACCGGCAGGCCAGGACGCAGCCTGCCGGTCAGAGCCAAGCGCAAAAGCCGGCGGCGTCCTGTGCCGGCTTTTTCTCACCCAGGAGAAGACTCGTGAACAAACGTACCCCCGGCGCCAAGAGCGCCGCGCCCAAGGCCGAGGCGAAAGCCAAGGAAGCCGCCGCCCCCGTCGCTGCGCCGGTGATCGACATCCCCGCGTCGGTGGCGCAAGCCGCCGCCGTTACCCCGTCGCCGGAAGGCGAGGCAAAAACCCCGGAAGTCGCCGCGCCCGCCACCCCCGTCGGCGACGCGCCGGTGATCGACATCCCCGCGACGGAAGAGAAGACCGCCGGCCCGATCGGCCAGGGTGAGCAGATCGGCGACTCGGGCCTGCCGCCCATCGCCGCCGTCCGCATCACCATCCGCGCCCGATCGCCGCAAGGCTTCCGCCGCTGCGGCCGCCACTGGCCGCATGCCGGCGAAACCGTCTCGCTCGACGAACTCGCCCCCGGCGATTTCGACACCCTGATGAACGAACGCGAGCTGGATGTGCGTCCGGCCGACGACGAGGAGTAACCGCCATGAACCGTGTGACCCGATCCCCCTCTCTGTGGGCCGCCATGATTGGCCTGATGATCATGTGCGCCGGCATGTTGTTCGGCGGCCCGGCCCAGGCCGGCGTGCTGACCAACTACGCCGAGAACAAAACGGTCGACGCGCTGCTGCGCGGCCAGTCGCTCGGCGCCCCGGCAACGATGTACATCGGCCTGACCACCGACACATGCACCGATGTGGGCAACGGCACGGAGCCGGCCGGCGGCGCCTATGCGCGCGTCGCGGTCACATCCAGCCTGGCCAACTGGGCGGGCACCCAGGGCGCAGGCACCACGGTGGCCAGTACCGGCACCGGCGGCACGACAAGCAACAACGCGCTGATCTCGTTCCCGGAGTCGACTGCCAGCTGGGGGAACATGCAGTCGGTGCGCTGGTACGACGCCAGTACCGCCGGCAATGCGTGGATCTGCATTGACCTGTCGAGTGCGTTCAACGTGAGCGGCGCCGGCGTAACGCTCAAGTTCAACGCCGGCACACTTCAGTTCCAGATCGACAACTGATCATGACGCCCCAAGAGATCCGCGACGCGATCGCGGCGGACCCGACCCTGATTGCCCTGCGCGATGCGGGCAATTTCGCGGCCATTGCCGCCGCGCTGCCCGCCGAGCGCGTACCGCAAACGACACTCGGCGGTGTGGGCGCGGTCATGGAGGCCCTTGGCCCGGTCGCGGGTGCTGAGGTGCTCGACGCCCTTGATGCACTCAAGGCATCTATCAGTGCCGTTAAGTGGGCGTGGGTGCTTATCAATCGTGGCGAGCTGGATTTCGGCAGTGCCAGCACGCGCGGGATGATCCAGCAGCTCGGGCAGATGGGTGTTTTCAGCAACATCACCGGCCTGGGTGCGCAGCAGGTGGTCGATGCATTGCTGGGAATTGGTGATGTCAGTCGATCAACGACAAGCATTGATGTGCGCAAAGCACTGCTCAACTCGGACGGGAGCGCGGCATGAACATTGTAAAGAACAAAACAGTGCCGCCGCTTGGTGAGTACATCAGTTCTGAGCATCCGACGACGACTGCCGAACAGACCGTTTACATCAAAGTGGATAACGGTGCCGTTGGCCCGACGAAATCGGCCATTGTCATCGTCGAGGTATCGCCGGATGGGGCTGACTGGTATCCAATCGCGACACGACATTCCAGCACAGACCCGCTCGCAGTCGCTATGTGGGGTGTCCTCGTGCGCCAGCATAGTGCTGCCATACGTGTCCGCGTGATCGGGGGTGAGTCTGCGTCAGTCGTGGTTGACGTGCAGATATTGGAGTAAGCATGCCCGTCCAGTACATCGGCGCCGGCATAAACTCTTATAAAGGTGGATCTGGCGGTAGCGTATCCCCCACGTTGCCCCCCGGCCTTGTTGATGGGGACATCCTTTGCGCGTTTTGTACGGCGACTGGCGCTGCGGACTTCACGGCCCCGCCTGGGTGGGCTTTCGCAGCAAAGCGGATTCCAGGCAGTCCGGATATTGGCGGATTTGTCGCGTACGCGACCTATACAAGCGGGATGGGGACGCCAACGTTTTCCCGGACGGGCGGCGCTAACGCAGACTCGATTATCTTGGCCTGGCGGCCGGACTCAGTGGCGACATATTCTGTCGCGGCGAGCGATGTAACTGCTAGTGACTCGGCGGGTTACATCCCCTCTGGATTGACTACCACGAATGACGGTGAGTTTGTTGTTGCGTTTAACGCGATACGTGCCTCCACCGCTGTATCTGATCTTGTTGCAGCAGCCCCGTCTGGAGCATCTGGCGCGAGCCTGAGCACTGCTGACGCTTCTGACACATCTTGGCAAAATAGATATGTACGCGGATTTGCTGGCGGTGTGGCTACGACGCTAGCCATTGGAGATGCGATCAAGTCTGCCGCTGGATCGACAGGGACAATATCCGCAACTTACGTAGCTACGGCCGCGTCGTGGATGGCAGCAGTGTCGTTTGTTGTGTCATCTGGCGGCGGATCAGCTCATGATCTGGCCGCCTCTGGCGCCGCCAACGCCGGCGGCGGCGCCGAGGTGTCCGCCATCTACGCCCTGGCCGCGGTCGGCGTTGTCGTCGCCTCCGGCACCGCGCAGTCTCGCGCCGACGTGTCCGTTACCGCCGTTGGCTATGCACTCGCCGGCGGCGCCGCGACCATCGACGGTTCTGCCAGCGCCGATCTGTCGGCCGCAGGCGCCGCCCAGTCTGGCGGCAGTGCCGACCTGGTGGCCAGTGTCACCATCGGCGCGGCCGATCTGGCCACGGCGGCAGGGTCGGCCGGGCTGTCGGCCGATGTGCTGCTGGCCGGCGCCGGCGCGGCGCAGGCTGCGGGTAATGGCACACTGGCCGCGACGCTGTCGGCGCTGGCAGCCGGGGCCGCCCAGGCCGGCGGTAGCGCCACGCTGGCGGGCGGTGCGGCCGGCGAGCTGGACGCTGCAGGCGGCGCAACGGCCGGCGGCGCTGCGCTGCTCACTATCGTGGCCGAGCTGGTGGCTACCGGCGCTGCGCAGGCCGGTGGGTCGGCGGCGATCGAGGGCGGCGCGGCCGGTGAGCTGGCCGCCTCGGGCGGCAGCCAGGCCGCCGGCCAGGCGCAGGCCCGGATCGAGGCGCGCGTGTCGGCGGCCGGCTTTGTCCAGGCCATGGGCGCGGGCTACCTGGTCATCCAGGGCGCGCTGTCGGCGCAGGGCGCAGCTGACGCGGGCGGCGCGGCGCAGCTGGTCGATGCGTCGGCCCTGGTGCTGATCAAGTCGCCTCGCTTTGTTGTGTCTGCGCCAGATCGCCGGTTTTCCGTTTCCGCCCCATCGCGTCGATTCAAGGTATCCCTATGAGAGCGTTCGAACCCCGCCGCCCCGGCGAAGCCGTCACCCTGACCTTCGACTATACGGGCCAGATCCCCGCCGGCGTCACCATCGTATCGGTCGATCCGTGTGACGCGAGCGTCCTGCGCGGCACCGATGCCAACCCCGCGGCCGTGCTAGTGGGCGCTCCCGCGCTGGTGGGAGTCGAGGTCTTACAGCGGGTGTCGGGTGGGGCAGTGGGTGTCGACTATCTGCTGGTTGCGCGCGTGGTGCTGTCCGACGGTCAGAGCCGGGAGCTGCCGGCCGTGCAATCGGTTCGCCGGGTTTTCTGACCGGATGTTGTAAGGCGCAACGACACAACACGGGGGTGCGCGTACCTCGATTTTGCCGTGACAAGGTGGTTGGCATCGAAACCACCCCGGAACCATCGTGGCCAGAAAACGCAAACGCCCCAGGCCAAGGCCGCATCCGGTCTGCGCGATCTTCTGCTGTATTCCCTGCTTTGTACCCTGCTGGATCGGGTGATCGGACTGATCGAACACTGGCTTTAGCCGGAACCCCTTCCGCCTGACGCCCACTTCGCGCGCGCGCGAAACTGCGGACTCATTGAGTAAAACCCATTGGGTCGATTAACGCAGCGGAGGGTGTGATGTGAGCTATGCAGACCGTGCGGCGATGATTTCCCGCTTCGGTGAGTCCGAGGTGGTGATGCTGTCCGACCGCACCGACGCCGGCGCGATCGACGATGCCATTCTCGATGACGCCCTGGTCGGTGCCGATGCGGAGATCGATGCCTATCTGTCTGGCCGGTACACCACGCCGGTGGCGGCCAGCCGCATGCTGCAGGACATCGCCTGCGACATTACCCGTTACCGCCTGTGCGGCGGCCCGACCCCGGTGACTGAAGAGATCCGCGCGCGTTACAAGGATGCGATCGGGTTTTTGTCGCGGGTGGCCGATGGGCGCGCCAACCTGGGCGGCGCTGCCGACGCCGGCGAGCAAGCCGAGCACCTGGTCGAGATCTCCACCGGCGCCAAGCTGTTCGGGCGCGGCAAGGGCGGGCTGGTATGACGGCCCCCATGGTCGCCCAGGTAGAAGACGCGGTCATTGCCCGCGTGGCCGGCGCGGCCGGGCTGGGCTACAAGTTCGGCACGGTGGCCAGCTACGCGGGCGAGCTTGACGGCCAGCTCGACGAGGTGGTGCGCAAGTGGCCCGCCTGCTGGATTACATGGACGGGGTCCGCAAAGCCGACACGATTCGGCACCTCGCGCACCCGGTGGGTCGAGGCCAACACCTTCGCGGTGCTGGTGGCCGCCCGCAATGTGCGCGGCGAGCGCGAGACGCGCCATGGCAGCGTGAGCGAACCGGGCGCCTATCAGATGCTGGATGACGTGCAGTCCCTGCTGATCGGGCAGGACTTCGGCATCGCCATTGAGGCCTTCGAGCCGGGGCGCAAGCGCACCCTCTACAACGCTCAGCTGCGCGGCAAGTCGATCGCCGTCTATGCCCAGGAATGGCACACCCGCTGGCTCGTCGAAAAACCCGCCGAAGAAATCGTGGGCGGCCTGCTCAAGGTCGGCATCAACTACCACCTCACCCCGGACGACGGCACGGCCGATGCGTCCGACCTGATCACCCTGGAGGGATCGCAATGATCGTGACCGCAAAACCGGGCGTGCGCGTGCCAATCGAAGGCAAGCCGCGCAAATACATCACCGAGGCGGAAACCGCCGACGTGCCCGATACCGCGTACTACCGCCGTCGCCTGCGCGATGGCGACCTGATTATCCAGGCCGAGGCAAAGACCCCGGCCAAGCGTAAGGAGGCCTGATCATGGCATCGCCCAATATCAGCTTCGACCAGATCCCGAGCAGTATCCGCAAGCCGGGCAAGTACTTCGAGTTCAACACAAAGCTGGCCGTGCGCACCCTGCCGGGTAACCGCCAGGAAACGCTGATCGTGGCCCAGAAGCTGGCCGCCGGCAGCCAGGCCGCCGGCGTGGCGGTGGAGGTGTTCGGCGACGATGAGGCCGCCGAGTACTTCGGCGAGGGCTCGATCGCCCACCTGATGGTGCGCGCCGCGCTCGTCGCCAACCCCTACCTGGCGCTGTCCGTGATTGCCATGGACGACGCCGTCGGCTCGGCCGCGGCCACCGGCACCATCACCCTGGCCGGCACCGCCACGAGCACCGGCGTGCTCACGGTGTGGATTGCCGGCATGCGCACCGAGTTGGCCATTGCCTCGGGCGATACGGCCGCCGACGTGGCTGCGGCCATGGAGGCAAAGCTCGACGCCCTGGGCGACCTGCCGGTGACGGCCTCGGTGGCCGGCGCGGTGATCACCCCCACGGCACGCAACAAGGGCACGCTGGGCAACGGGATTGCCGTTACCGCGACCAGCACCGCGGCCGGCATCACCGCCACGACGGTGGCGATGAGCGGTGGCTCGGTCGATCCGGACATTGCCACGCCGCTGGCAGCGGTGTTTGCGGGTGGTCACGACGTGATCATCTCGTCGCTCAATGACAGCACCAGCCTCACGGCGCTGCGCACGCACCTGGACAACGTGTCCGGCCCGCTCGAGCAACGCGGCGCGATCGGCGTGTGTGCGCATGTAGGCACGCTAGCGCAGGCAACTACGCTCGCAGGGACGATCAACATGGGCCGCATCAGCGAGATCCTCGTGCCGGCTTGCGCGAACCCGTCGTTTGCTGTCGCTGCGAGTTATGGCGCTGTGGTCGCTGGGGAGGAAGACCCGGCGCGTCCCTTGGACGATTTACCGCTGACCGGGATTCTGGCCCCCCCGCTTGAAGACCGGATGTCCCGCACCGAGCAGGAGTCTTCGCTGTACAACGGCGTGACGCCGACCGAAGTCGGGCCAGGCGAGAAAGTGCAGATCGTTCGCGCCATCACCACCTACACGCTGAACCCGCAGAGCATTCCCGATATCTCGCTGCTCGATCTGACCACTATTCGGACGCTGGACTACGTCCGCAAGGCGTGTCGCGAGCGCATTTCGTTGCGCTTCCCGCGTGAGAAGCTCTCCTCCCGCACGCCGGACAAGGTGCGAGGCGAGATCATCGACGTCCTCTACAAGCTCGAGGAGCTGGAGATCGTCGAGAACGTGACCGAGAACTTGCCCGGCGTGATCTGCGAGCGCGACTCCCAAGATCCCAATCGCCTGAACTGCAAGATCCCGGTCGACGTGGTCAATGGCTTGCACGTGTTCGCCGGCCGCATCGACCTGCTGCTGTAATCAAAGGAGGCCACCATGGCTTTGCAAGAATACCTGGGCGCCATCGTGATGGAGATCGATGGCCAGGAGATCGAGGTCGACAGCCTCGACGTGACCCACAACACCGGCCGCCGCCTGGTCAAGACCATGAACAAGACCGGTCGAGCCAAGGGCTTTTCCAAGGGCATCGAAGAGTTCAGCCTGCGGCTGACGGTGTCGATCCCGGCGGACGGCTCCGAGCCCGACTGGAAGAACATCCAGGGCGCCAAGGTGACCGTGTCGCCGCTGGGCGGCGGCAAGCGCACCAGCTACCTCGACTGCTTTGTCACCGAGACCGGCGGCAAGTATGGCGTGGATGGCGACGCCAAGCGCGACCTGTCGATGATGGCGCTGCGCGAGGTGAGCGAATGATTACCGTCGAAGGCAAGTTCGTGCATGGCGTCCCGATGGGCAAAGGCGTCAAGCGCGCCACCGATTTCACCCTGCGTGCCGGCACGGTGCGCGACTCGGTCGAGGCGCTCGAGGAGTGCGGGCCGGATGCGTCGCCCAGCCGCCTGCGTTACGCCACGCTGGCGCGCCGGCTGACTGTGTCGGGGGTCGAGCAGATCACCACCGACGTGGTTATGGACCTGACAGACCGCGACGGCGTGGTGCTGGAGAACACGTCGGACGAGCTCGAAAAAAAACTCGACGATTTGAAGATCGACTAAAGCCCATCCGCCTGGCGCAGGTTCTGTTTGCCCGCGCCGGGCTTAACCCCGCCGGCGTGCTCGATTTGCCGGAGGCCGAAGTGCATGCCCTGCTGGCCGCGCTGCCCCAGGGTGTGACACTGCCCAGTCTGGGCGCCGCGGTGGCCGCCGCCAGCCCCGGCGTGAGCCGCAAACGCTTCATCAATCCGCGCAAGGTGCGCTCATGAGCAACAACCTCGAATTCAGCCTGGTGATGCGCCTGCGCGACCAGGCCTCGAAGCAGGTCGAGCGCGGCATGCGCGACATGCGCACGGCGGTGGGCCAATCCGACCGCGCGGTCAATCAGCTCGGTCGCAGCATGCTGGAGTACGAGCGCAACACCAAGCGCGCCGAGCGCGAGTCGCGCGGGCTGTTGGGCACGGTGCGCCGCATGGCCAACGAGCGCGGCCCGGTGGCCTTGGTCAATACCCTGCGCGCGGTGGTCGACAACGGCGGCAGCGCAGTGCGGGTGCTCGGCCGCATGCGCGACCTGGCCGCCGGCGCCGCCGCCGGTGCCTATGTAGTGGGCCGCCCGCTCGGCCAGACCATGGACTACGGCATGCGTCTGGCCGGCATGGCCAACACCGCATTCAGCGGCCGCGACACCCTCGGGCGCATCGCCGGCAAGCGCGAGCTGGACGCCGCCATCGTGCGCGCCGTGCGCCAGGGCGGCGGCACCCGCGACAGCGCCGCCGAAACCCTCGACACCCTGATCGCCTCCGGCGCCATGCCGGTGAGCGACGCCATGCGCCAGCTGCCCACGCTGATGCGCAAAGCCACCGCCAGCGGCGCCGCGCCCACCGAGCTGGCCAACATCGGCATCCGGGGCATGCAGACCTTTGGCATTGCACCGGACCAGATCGGCCGCGCCATCGACATGGCGATTACCGCCGGCCAGGCGGGCGGCTTTGAATTGCGCGACATGGCCCGCTGGCTACCGCAGCAGATGGCGGCCGGGCGCTTGTCTGGCCTCAATGGCATCGACGGGCTGGCCAAGATCCTGGCCGCCAACCAGGCCAGCGCCATCACCGCCGGCACAAAGGACGAGGCCGGTAACAACCTGGTCAACCTGCTGGCCAAGATCAACAGCCGTGAGACCGCGCTCGACGCCAAGAAGATGGGCATCGACCTGCCGGGCACGCTGTCTGCCGCGCGCGGCAAGGGTATGGATAGCCTGGATGCCTTCGTGGCGCTGGCCCGCCAGATGGCCGACGCCAACCCGGAATTCAAGCGCCTGCAGAGCCAGCTGGCCGGCGCCCCGGCCGGCGACAAGCGCACCTTGCTGGCCAGCCAGGCGGACATTCTGCAGGGCTCGTCGCTGGGCGCCCTGGTGCAAGACCGCCAGGCCATGATGGCGCTGGTGGCGCTGATGAACAACGGCGGCTACATGGCCGACGTGCAGCGCCAGGTGATGGCCGGCGGCGGCGCCGGCGAGGCGAACTTTGCAGTGATCGCCCAGGAGGCCGGCTTCAAGACGCAACAGGCAGCGAACGAGGCCGCCATTGCCAGCAATACCGCTTTCGAGAAGCTGGCGCCGGCGGTGGGCGATGCGGCCGAGAAGCTGACCGAATACGCCCGCGAATACCCCGGCCTGACGGCGGCGCTGTCGGCGGCTACGAAGGGTTTGACGGCGCTGGCGGTGGCCAGTGGTGCGGCTGGCCTGTCTGGCATGTTGCGCGGCGGTGCTGCCGCTGGTGCGGCGGGTGCGGCCGGCGGCCTCGGTAGCCGGCTGCTGACAAAACTGGGTGTGACCGGCGCCTTTGCCGGTGGCGCATCGCTCACCCAGATGGCCAGCCTGGGGGCGACCGGCATCGGCACCATTGCCGGGGGCGTCGGCATTGCCGGCGCGGCGGGCTACGGCGCCGGCACATTGATCAACAAGACCATGATCGAGGGCACCGAGTTCGGCGATTCGATCGGGCGGGGCGTGGCCAAGGCCCTGGCGTTTTTCGGCAACGAAGACGCCAAGCGCGCGGTCGAGGCCGAGGCGCGCTACATGGAAATGATGGCCGCCCAGTCGCAGACCATCAATATCCAGGTCGATGGACGCACCATCGCCACCGTGGTCAACGACCGCAACGCCCGAGAAGCCAGCCGCAACTGAGCCTCAGGCGGAACCCCTTCCGCCTGATCCGGCCCCGCGCGCGCGCGTAACGTGCGCCCATGGCATGGGCAGATTCCCTCCTCGAATGCACCTTCCGCGGCGTCGCCCTGGAGGTGCTTAGCACCAGCGACGGCGCCGCCCGTGCGCTGGCGCTGCACACCTATCCGTGGGTGGATGGCGCCGACGTGGAGGACATGGGCCGCGAACCGCGCAGCCCGACGCTGACCGCGCTGTTCTATGGTGACGACTACGAGGCCCGCCTGAAGGCGGCTATTGCCGTATTCGACCAGGCCGGCGCCGGCGAGTTGGTGCATCCGGTGTTTGGCGCCATGAATGTGCATCTGCGCCGCTACGGCATCGAACACGAGGCGGACGGGGTCGATCAAGCCCGCGTGTCGCTGGAGTTCGTCGAGGCGCGCGATCAGCCCCAGCCCTTCTATTCGCGCGCGCTGCCGGTGCAGCAGGCACAAGCGGTGTCGGCGCAAAGCGCCGTGGTGCGAAGCGCCGCCGCCGGTGCAGTGGCGGGCGTGATCGAGCGCCTGCGCGCCTCGGCGCCGCTCAAGGCCTTCAACGAACTGCGCGAGACCCTGCTGGCGCCGATCACCCAGGGGCTGGCCGAGGTGCAGGGCGTGGTGCTCTCGGGCGCCGACGTGCTGACCGAGCCGCGCGCGTGGGCAAACGACCTGGCCTCGCTGGTCGATGGCATGGTCGATACGCGCGACTTCACCAGCGACGTGATGACCGACTGGCGCGCGGTTTCCACCGGTTTCGGGCGCTTCGATGCGCTGTTCGGCTCGGGCACCTCCTCGGTGAGCGCGTCCGTTACTCCGACCGAATCGCAGGCCGCCGAGGCGGCAAAAGTAACCACGCAGGTGACGGTAGCCACCGGCCAGGCCGAGAACGCCGCCGCGCTGCTCGGCGCCGAGGCCGAAACCCCCACCCTGACGCCGGTCGATATCGAGACGGTGGCCAACGCCGCCCGCGCCGCACTGGATGCGGCGATCGAGGCGGTGCGCGCGCTCTACCCGCTGGAGACGGCCCGCCGCATCGTCGAGCCGCTGCGCGCCCAGGCGCTGGCGGTGCAGGAGGCCGCGCAGGCCATCATCGAAGCGCGCCCGCCGTTGGTGGTGCGCACGCTCACGGCGCCGGGCAACCTGCGTCTGATCGCCCATCGCCTGTATGGCGACCACACCCGCGCGCCCGAGCTGTGGCGCCTGAACACCCTGCGCACGCCCAACGCGCTTAACACCGGAGACCGCATCAATGCCTACGCGCAATGACAGCCTCCAGGTGCTGATTGGCGGCCGCGTGCACGACAGCTGGGACCGCGCCGAGGCCGATAGCGACCTGCTGGTGCCGGCCGACGCCTGGCACGTATCGCTGGGCACTACCAGCGCGCAGTCGCTGCCGACAGCGGTGGCGCCGGGCGCGCCGGTCGAGATCCGCATCGACGGCGAACGCATCATGACCGGGCGTGTGGATGCAGTGACCCGCTCGGTCGAGCGTGGCCGTCATGACCTGTCGCTGTCGGGCCGTGACGGCGCGGCGGTGCTGGTCGATTGCAGCGCGCCGATCTTCTCCGCCCGCCAAGTGGGCCTGGCCGATGTGGCGGCCAAGATCGTCAAGCCCCTGGGCGTGACACGCGTCCGCATTGACGCGGTGGCCACGCGCACACGCGAGAAGGTCAATGTCGAGCCCGGCGATACCGCATGGGACGCCCTGGCCAACGTGGCCGCAGCCAATGGCCTGTGGCCGTGGTTCGAACCCGACGGCACCCTGGTGGTGGGCGGGCCGGACTACACCACCGCGCCGGTGGCCACGCTGGTGCTGCGCACCAACGGCACCACCAACGTCGAGCGCCTCGAGGAGCGTCGCTCCATCGCGGGGCGCCACTCGCGAGTGACTGTGCTGGGCCAGACCCACGGCACCGAGACCGAATCGGGCAAGCATGCGCTGCGCGCCACCGTCGAGGACACTGGCGTGTCGTGGTACCGGCCGCGCATCGCAATCGACCACGAGGCTGACAACACCGCGGTGTGCGCGTCGCGCGCGCGCAAAATCATCTCCGACGGCCGCCTGGGCGGTTACTCGCTCACGGCCACGGTCAAGGGCTTTCGCATCGTGGCGCCGGGCGAGCCGGGCAACGGCCTTCTGTGGGCGGCGGGCCAGCGGGTGCATGTGGTGAGCGAGCCGCATGGCATCGACGCGCCCATGTTCATCATGGCGCGCCGCTTCAGCGCCTCACGCGCGGCCGGCACCTCCACCGAGCTGACGCTGGCCGAGGACGGCGTGTGGGCGATCGAAGCGCATCCGCACAAGCGCAAACACCGGCGCGGCAAGAACAGCCTGCCGGGCAAGATCATTGACCTGTCCGGTGGCGCGCAATGATCAAGACCATCGACGCCCGCGTCCAGCGCGCCATGGGCCAGGTTCGAAAGGCCTTCCGCGCCGTCATCTCGCGCGTCAACGCCGCCCCGGCCGTGGCGCTGGTGCAGGCTGAGGGCCTGGCCGGCGAGCCGATCCGCGACGCCGAGCTGTTCCAGCACTACGGACTCACGTCTGTACCGCCGCCCGGCACCATGGCGGTGGTGCTGCCAATCGGTGGCAAGACGGCCCATGGCATCGTGATTGGCACCGAGCACGGCGCGTATCGCATCAAGGGGCTCAAGGATGGCGAGGTGGCCATCTACACCGACGAGGGCGACAGCATCGTGCTCAAGCGCGGGCGGCTGATCGAGGTGACGACGAACACGCTCAAGATCACGGCCGCCACCAAGGTGCAGATCGACACGCCGCTGATCACCACCACGGCGCAGGTGCAGGCCGACGGCGAGATCACCGACCTGTTCGCCACCGGAGGGCAGTCGATGTCGGCCATGCGCGACCTGTACGACATCCACACCCACCACGAAAACGACACGAACGGCGAAACCAACACGCCGACGCAGCAGACCTGACCATGACCGACGCCTGGATCGACCCCGATACCCGCGACTACCGCCTGAGCGCCGGCGCCGCGCAGCGCGACCCCGCCGCGGGCCTGGCCAACGCCGTCTATCTGCGCCTGATGACCCCGCGCGGCAGCTACTGGGCCGAGCCCACCATGGGCAGCCGACTGCACGAGCTGGCGCGCGAAAAGGATCTGGCCCGCGTGGCAGTGCTGGCGCGCCAGTACGCCCAAGTGGCACTGCAGCCCATCCTCGACGACGGCCGCGCCACGGCCATCGACATCACCACCGAGCGCCCCGGTAACGGCCGCCTGCATCTGCGCATCGAAGTGACCGATGCCGGCGGCGGCCGCCAGACCTTCACCCACCCCGTGACAGTGATCTGATATGCCCTTCACCACGCCCGACTACCCCGACATCCGCGACGCGATCCTGCGCGACATCGCCAACCAGCTGCCCGGCGCCGCCGTGGGGTCGGACTCCGACTACGCCATCCGCGCCAACGCGGTGGCGGCCGCGATCGAAGGTCTCTATCAGCACCAGCAGTGGATCGCCCGCCAGATCCTGCCAGACACCGCCGATGACGACTACCTGGAGCGCTGGGCCAGCCTGTTCGAGATCCAACTAAAGGCCGCCAGCGTGGCAAGCGGAACGATCACCTTCACCGGCACGCCTGGCGCACCCGTGCTTGTCGGTACCGAGGCGCGCACATCGGCCGGGGTGGCCTATGTCACCACCGCGGCAGACACCATCCCCGGCGGCGGCAGCATCGCCATCGCCGCGCAGGCCGTGGTGCCGGGCGCCGCCGGCAACGCCGACGCCGCGACGCAGCTCACCCTCACCAGCGCCCCCTCCGGCGTGGACAGCGCAGCCACCATCACCCTGATGACCGGCGGCACCGACGTGGAAACCCCCGCATCGCTGCTCGATCGCTTGCTCTACCGCATCCGGAAGCCGCCACATGGTGGGGCGAAGCACGACTACGAGGCTTGGGCGCGCGAGGTGCCTGGCGTCGAGCGAGCCTATGTTTTCTCCTTGCGTCGCGGGGACGGGACGGTCGACGTCGTGCCCCTGCCAGCGTCGGGGCAACCAAGCGCACAGCTGATCGCGAGTGTGCAAACCCATATCGACATGGAGCGACCAGCGACCGCGGACTTCCTTGCCTTCGGCCCCGCCGAAGTGCAGGTCGACGTAACGGCTGCGCTGGTGCTCGACGGAATCACCTTGGCCGCTACCAGTGACGCCATCCAGGGCGCCCTGGTTTCGTACTTCGCCACGCTGGCGCCGGGTGACACCGTTTACCGGAGCAAGATCGCGGCACTGATCAGCGATATCGACGGCGTTGTCGACTTTACCCTCACGTCGCCGGCGGCCAATGTCACCACCACGGTAGATGACACCGCCGTCGAGCTCGCCGTTCTCGGCACGGTGAGCCTGTCGTGATGCACGCCGATCTCCTGCGCCGCCTGCTGCCGCCCGGCGCGATCGACCCCAATGCCGAGCTGCTCGGCGCCGAGGCCGACGCCGAGGGCGCGCGCCTCGATGCGGCCCAGCTGGCCGCCAGCGCCTTGCATGACGAAGCCGACCCGCGCAACACGCTGGCGCTGATCACCGATTGGGAGCGCGTCGCCGGGTTGCCGGACAAGTGCAGCGCCGCACTGGCCACCACGCTGCAAGAGCGCCGCGCCGCCCTGGTGGCCCGGATTGCAGGCGGTGGCGGCGCGAGCCGCGCCTACTTCATGGGTGTCGCCGAGCGGCTTGGCTACTCCGTCGAAATCGAAGAGTACCGCCCGTTTATCTGCGGCATCAGCCAGTGCGGAGTTCAGGCGCTGAACCCGGCTCAGATGCGATTTGTCTGGCGGGTTCGGTTGGCTGGGCCACGCGTCACCTATTTCCGCTGTGGCGAGTCGCAAGTTGGCACAGACCCGCTGCTCAAGATCACCCGGGCAGAAGACCTGGAGTGCACGTTCCAGCGGCTCAAGCCCGCCCACACCCGGCTATTTGTATCCTACGAAGGAGCATAACCAATGGACTACAACCCACCCGTCGGTGGAGACCCCGGCGATCCGTACATCGATGGCAACCCCACCACCGGCACCGAGGGCAGCATCCCGCCCGCGGCCGCGATCGAAGACCCCCAGCGCGAAATCGTCGCCGCCATTGCCGCGGCCGGGCTCACGCCAGATAACGGCACGCTCGACCAGCTCGCCACCGCCATCCAGATCGGCACCCTCGGCGCTGCTGCGGCCGGCGGTACGGCTGACGCGATCACCGCCGTTTTCGACCCGGAAGTATCAGCGCTGATCGATGGCATGACGCTGTGCGTGCGCGCCGCCGCCGCGAATGCCACGACCACGCCGACGTTCACCCCGGCCAGCGGCACGATTGCGGCCAAGACCATCGTCAAGGGCAACAATCTTGCTCTGGCCGCTGGAGACGTCGCCGGCGCAGGGCATTGGGTCGTACTGCGGTATGACTCGGTGCTGGATAAGTGGTCGCTGCAGAACCCGGCCGCATCGGTGTCGATTGCATCAACGGCAGATGCCCAAGCGCAGACCGACAACGCGAAAGTCCTGACCCCGCTGCGCTTGGCTGAGTCTATGCAGGGTGCAAATCAGAGCCTTGCTGGAAACGGCTACCAGAAGTGGCCTGGGGGGCTGATCCTCCAGTGGGGGTATGTGGCCCGGTCAGGCACGGCCACCGTAGCTACGCTTCCAATTGCGTTTCCGACGGCCTGCCTGGAAGCGCTGGCAAGCAACGTCGACGTGAACGGCACCGCGGAGGTCGGCGTATCAGCCGTCAATGCGGCATCGATCACGATCGCATTTGACCCGTCATCCACTGTTGCCGGTGCGCGATTCTTCGCCATTGGTCACTAAGGAGGTCTCGCAAAATGGACATGCACTATTCGGCTTCTGCTGGAGGGTTCTACAGCCCGAGCATCCACGCAGCAATGCCCCCCGATGCTGTCGCCATCACTCCCGCAGAGCACCTCTCTCTGCTCTACGGTCAATCCATTGGAAAAATCATCGCAGCCGACCTGACTGGCGCACCGACCCTGATCGATCCGCCGCCCCCGACGTTCGAGGAGATGAAGGAGTCTAAGCGCGCCGATATCCGCGCCGCCTACGCCCTGTCCGCCGAGGCACCAGTGATCGCCGACGGCGTCACTTGGGATGGCGGTTTCGACAGCGCTATCAAGCTCGATGCCGCAAAGCGCTTGGCTGAGTCCGCAGGCCTGTCTGACGTGACGTTCTATTCAAGTGACAACCTGCCTCACGTGCTGAGCTTTTCAGCCGCGCTGCAGATCGTTATCGCGGTCGCCGGGGCGTTCCAATCGGCACTTGCCACCAAGCAGACGCTGATGCGCGCGATTGATGATGCGGCGGATACCGATGAGCTCGCACTGGTGGTGTGGCCATGAAGATCAAATGGACCCGCGTAGCCGTCGCCGCCTTCATTGTCGCTATTGCGTATGGCGCGTTTCTGATCAAGGAAGCCGAGGCTGCACCAGGCATCCGTGTTGGCCTTGGCCGAACTGTCGTGAATTCATCGGCGCCCTGGGGGGAGTTCGGCTATGAGCTGCCCAACGGGTGGGAAATCGCCGCAGCAATCACCGGGGCCGGCGATACCCACAACGGCCCGCAAGGCGAGGTCAGGGCGCTATCGTTTTCCCGGATCGTCCGGCCGCCGTGGCGTGTGTTCGGCGCCAACAACTACCTTCGCTTGGGAGTGGCCTACGTTGATGGATCAGCCCTCATCGGCGACAGCAATTTTCGCCTCGGAATCGGCCTGGAGTGGAGCGTGATGCAGCTGGAGTACTTCCACTACAGCTCGGCAGGCATCCACCAGCCAAACACCGGCGTCGACGGCATTCAGATCCGCTTCACGTATTGA